TAGTGGTTGATAAATAAAATTAAACTTTCAAACCCCCTTCCAAATGGTTGGGGGTTTTTGTTTATGTGCAAACTAGTTACTATATGTGATAGGAGAAAATCATGGGTAGAAAAAGAAGAGTTAAAAACACTACAAAATTCGATAGCAAAAACAGTTCTTTAAAACAAGCATTAACGCAAAATAAAGACTTATCGGAGAGATTAGAAGCGATTACTGCTTCAATAGCACCACCGGTTGAAGCAGCAACTGAAAAAGTTACTCCACCAACTCCAAAAAAAACGACAACGAAAAAAACAACAACCAAGACTCCCAAACGCGCATCTAATAGAAAAAAGAAGGCGCCGGCTACAAAAAGTAAAACCTCAACTACTAAATAATAAGCAACATTCCAGTTTGCGAAACTATTTACGTTTAGGAGGATTAGCATATGCCAGCACCACCCACATTAACACCGGTTAGTCAGACTAGTGCGACCATATTACCAGCTACGGGTACATCAGGCGATGTTTCTGATGCTGTCCCATATGGTGTTTATGTACATGTTGATGATTTTTTAAATGGCGCAGCGTTACAAGTTAATTATGTCTATAGAAAGCTTGGCGGCGATACGCTAGATCTTGAGTTAACAGCAGACAATGTTTACGCAGCTTATGAAGAGGCTGTTTTAGAGTATTCTTACATAGTTAATTTGCACCAAGCAAAGAATATACTTCCAAATGTACTTGGTAACACAACCGGTACATTTGATCACAAAGGCGAACTTGTATCTGGTGGTGCTTTGTCGTCCAGCTTGGGAACGAACCCTGACGGTCAACGTGTGGAGCTTAAATACCCCAGGTTTCGTTTTGAGTATGGACAAAGAATCAGCCAAGGAGCCGCAGTAGCGTCGAATGCGGGTGGTGATCAAAGAGAATATTCAGGTTCATTTGAGCTTATATCAGATAAACAAGATTACGACCTACAAGCCTTGATGAAAACAGCCTCTGCTGATAGTGACAGTGATTTTTATAATAAAATTGGCGATAAGAAAATTACTATTAAAAAGGTTTATTATAAGTCGCCCCATGCCATGTGGAGATTCTTTGGATATTACGGCGGATTGAACACAGTGGGCAACCTTTCAAATTATGGTATGTATGCAGATGATTCAAGTTTCCAACTTATTCCATCTTTTCATAATAAACTTCAAGCAATGACTTTTGAAGATAATATTTACACTAGAGTTTCTCATTATTCTTATGAAATACATGATAACAGAATTAGGGTATTTCCAATTCCAAAAAGTCCTTCACCAGACAGAATGTATATAACATTTACGGTCCACGAGGATGCATGGGAGGAAACAGGCACCAGCCAAGTTGGTGTTAATGGAATTAATAACCTTAACACAGTTCCTTTTGGAAATATTCCATACGCAAATATAAACTCTATTGGTAAACAATGGATCCGTCGATTTGCGCTAGCGTTGTGTAAAGAAACACTTGGCCAAGTTCGAAGTAAGTTTGGTTCTATTCCAATTCCTGGCGAAAGTATTGATTTAAATGGCGATGCATTAATTTCTGAAGGTCGAGAAGAACAAGATAAATTAAGAGAAGAATTAAAACTTATCTTAGAAGAAACAACATACGCTAAACTAGCACAAACCGAGTCGGACATGCTGGAAAGCGCTAATAAAGCTCAATCCAAGGTGGCATTACCGGTTTTTGTTGGGTAATGGAGGACTTGAGATATGTCGCAAGACGATAGTAACAAATGGTCCCAGCCAGCAACACCGCCACCACCTCTTTTTACTGGGAAAAAAGAAAGAGATCTTATTAAACAGGTAAACGATGAGCTTATTGAGCGTGTCATTGGCCAGCAAATTTTATATTATGCATTAGACGTGTTTAACACCAAATATCACCCAATTTATGGCGAGGCTATTAATAAAACTTTTTTACCACCCGTCAAAATTCATGCATTGGTTGAAATGGATCAAGGACTGTCAACCGTATACAGCGAAAACATAGGTCTTGATAAAGAATTTTCAATTGTTGTGCATTTTCATAAAAGGCGCCTAACCGAAGATCAGGATTTATTTGTCCGAGAAGGTGACTTTGTGGCTTTTGGAGATAGTTATTATGAAATAGTAACTTTAGAGGAACCTACAATGATTTTTGGACAACCAGACCACATGATGGAAATATCTGCAACTTGCAAGAGAGCTAGAGAGGGTTTGTTTGATGCCTCTTAAAGAAATAGAATTGATGCCTTCAACAATTGAGACTATTGATACTGCTATGTATGAATATCTTAATGACCGTTTAAACCTTTTTGCCTCTACAAACAAAGGTTGGAAAAAAACACCTGTCATATGGGTTTCGGCCGAACGCTCGTTTCAAATTAAAAACGATAAAGACATAAGAGACTCAAAAGGCACATTAAAATTGCCATTGATCACCATTGGTAGAACAGGCATAGAAAAAAGCTTATCTAGAAAGGGTGGCTTATACGCTAATATACCACCTGGGTATGATGCCAAGGGTGGGTCAATTACTATTGGAAGAAGAATAGGCCAAAAGGTCACAAAGAAATTTGCAAATGCGCAAGCAAAAAGAAAAAGAGGGCAACTTAACTTCCCCAGGAAAAATGATAAGGTTGTCTATGAAACGGTTAGCATACCCATGCCGGTATATCTCGATATTTCTTATGAAATTACTATTGAAACCGAATACCAACAGCAAATGAATGAGCTATTCACTCCGTTTGTTACTAAAACTGGAGGAATCAACTATTTTACTCTTAAAAAAGATGGCCATTTGTACGAGGCATTTATAGATGAAATGTTTTCATTTGATGATAATGTAACCTCGCTTGATGAAGATGCAAGATCTTACAAAGTCACGATTCCAATAAAAGTATTAGGGTACATTTACAGCGCTGACAAAAATGAAGAAAGACCAAAGATTGTAGTTCGCGAAAATGCTGTAGAATTTCGCATTACGAGAGAAAGGGTAATAGTCGGAGACGAACACGATTTAGCCGATACAGCCTTGGACGCTTTTTATAGAGAGTAACGCAGTTAATTTTGGATTTTTGGTTTTTGTTGAACTATTTACTAACGAATAAATATTATGGCTTTATGCTCGTAAAGTGAATAATTTAAATTAGACTAAGGAGAACGTTTATAATGTCATCTAAAAAATTCCGTTTTGTTTCGCCGGGAGTATTCCTTAACGAGATCGACAACTCAGCACTTCCAACACAAGCAAACGCACAAGGACCAGTTATTATTGGTAGATTTGAGAAAGGTCCAGGCATGCGCCCTGTTATCGTGGATTCGTTGTCAGAATTGGTTGAGACTTTTGGATACCCAATTGCTGGCCGCCAAGGAGGCGATGTTTGGCGTGATGGAAACCGAATCGGACCAACATATGCTGCTTTTGCCGCAGAGGCTTGGTTGAAGGCCGGTGTCGGACCTGCAACAATCGTCCGACTTATGGGCGTTGAGCACCCCGATAAAACCGCTGCTGGTCGCGCCGGTTGGGACACAGATTTGACGATTACAGCGCTTCAAGGAACAAATGGTGGCGCCTATGGACTATTTATTTGGGACTCGGGCTCTCAAGGTTCTGGAGTCTCTTCCCCCTCTGGCGCCCTCGCTTCCGCAGGAACCGAGGCTGCCACACATGGCCCAATGGCGCAGCCTTTGACTGGTGCTTTGGCAGCAGTTTGGTATTTGACAACTGGCTCTATTGAGCTTATTGGCCGTATACGAGGCAATGCTGACGGTGAGGGATCATATACTGGTACTGGTGTCGCTAATAGTAGTGTAGGTACCTTCAGTTCTGGAACATGTGCTCTTTTCGAATCGGTTGGAGCTTCGCAAGAGTTCCGCGCAATCATTCGCGATGGTCAGAGCACTGTTGTAAAGGATACCACGTTCAACTTCGACCGGTCGTCTGATCTTTATATTCGTAAAAAGTTTAACACAAACCCCCAGATGACAAACGGTACAATTACCCAGACTCAAAATAAAGAAACTTACTGGCTTGGTGAAACCTATGAAAGACACTTGGCTACATATGTCTCTGGTTCTGGAACATCTAAAAACCATGGTGCGATTCTTGGTATTATGAGTGGTAGCTCCACTGTTCTACATAAGAGTGATATGCGTATGGCATTTAGAGATGCTGAAACCGGTTGGTTCTTCTCGCAAGATATTACAACAAACAGTGGTTCCTTCCAACCGCAAGATCAGCAAAAATTATTCAAACTTGTGGGTCTAAATTATGGAGAATGGATTCAAAACAACCTTAAAGTTTCTATTGAGGATATCACATACTCTAAAAACTCGCAGACCGATTACGGTACATTCTCGGTTGTTTTGAGAAGACAAGATGACCATGATGGCGCTACACAGATTGTTGAAAGATACACCTCGTTAAGCTTAGATCCCAATTCAGCTAATTATATTGCAAGAAGAATTGGTAATGCTTACCAAGAGTGGAACGCAACCGAACTTAGGTATATCTACCATGGTGAATATGAAAACCTTTCGCGCTATATACGTGTTGAAATGGATGAAGATGTTCACGCTGGTATCACCGATGCAGAATATCTACCATTTGGCTTCTTTGGGCCATTAAGAGAGGTTGGATTCTCAGTGTTTAGTGGTTCTAGATCTGTTCATAAGTTTGGAGCTACGACCCTTGACGAAACTTCGCTAACAGATGCATCTCACAATCCAAAAGTTTATGCTCGCGGAAACGATGATATCCCCCGTTCTTTGGCAGATCCTAACCAAGCTGGCGCAGGTAGTGTTACATTTGGTA